AGGGCTGGTACACACTCGACAAAGAAGCGAGCGACAGGCGACCCGCACAACAGGGCACAGTGTTTGAAATCCGTGAGCTACCCAACTTCAAAGAGGAGCACTGGGAGTGCGATGACGATCACGGTGACCTGATTCAACAGGCGTTGGACAACGGCCTTGTGCGATTCAAGGACAACGAGCTAACAATTATTACAAAAAACAATGCGACACGTTGAATCTTTGCTTCGTGTATTACTTGGATTCACTTCAGCGTTTACGTTTATTCTTTTCGTTGATTGGCTAATACAAAACCAATACTATGTTTTGTCATACTTGGCACAGTGAGATTTACTCAACAAGGAGAGAAACAATGAACCTCGATAGTGTGGCCTGGAGCCTTGGATACCGTAAATGTCCTGAGTGTGGCTATGAGTATCATGAAAGTGGTACTGAGCTTTGTATGTGCAGGCCATGTGAAGTTGCTAATTGCGACACCGTTGTAAACACTGTACACCAAACCATGTGCATTGATTGCAGTGAGGGTGTAGAGTGTGAGACCATCGGCTGCAGCAGTGTACTCGTCAACCTGGGGCCGGACACAATATGTCCGACATGTGGAGGCGAAGGGAAAATATTTGTCACGGAGGTTATGGTTGAGGAGTGATAAACAACCCCACACTTGACACACGGGGGGTTACTGAATAAAGATGTAAAAGGGATTAATCCCTGTGGAGAAAATATGAGCAACAAAGAAACAAAGAATAGAAAGCAAAGAGCAACCAATCTGGTTCGGTTGATTGATTGGCCAGACTTTGTGCAGGCATGGCAAACGTCTTCGTCTTGTGGTGAAGTAGCAGAGAAGCTGGGCCGACCTAACAACCAAAAAGAGCGGACATATGTTTCGGTGAAAGCAGGATACGCCAGAAAGCGTGGAGTTCCTCTCAAGAAGTTTGTCCGAACAAAATCATCAAATGACTGGGATGAGCTTGCCGAACTTGCCAAGAGTCTAAGTTAGGATGTTTACCTACGACCTGACTTTTTACTACGAGATGAAAGAGGTGATGTTCATTTGGTCACAGCTTATGCCTAAGCTGGCGATTGCTTGGTATGTATTCACGTTTCCAAAACCTGAATGTACCGATCAGCAGCACACCTGGAACACGATGAACCACTAAAGCAAGGACGGTAAATGAGTTTTGTATACGAGATTGAAAATCTACCTGATGCACCGAGGGACGGAAAATGCTGGAGGCTAATCATTAGCAAGCCAAGTGAAGCAACATTCCCTTGCTCTCTGAAGGTTTTCGAGGGCAGATATACAGCAAGGATTGGTGCTGAGAGGGCAGCCAAACGACAGATGAAAATACTTGAGGGAGACCAATAATGTCTAAGGAAGACCGAGAAACAACAGAGCCTGCAACTAAAGAAGACAAACATCAATACCTTTGCAACTGTGTTCGATGCACTCAGTCAAGACTCGGTCGCCCACCGCTCAATGAGACCATATCGTCAAAGATTGTGAGGGCTCAAAACATGCACCAAAAACATACAAACCAGACACACCTTGACACTCATTATGGAAAATGATAAAAGTGTTTTAGTAATAACAATAAATGGAGACAACAATGGACGACTTAAAATCAAAGATCAGTGAGGCTGACGGGTCGTACAAGGTCTACCTTGCAATCAAAGGCGACCCTAAACTGAACGGCAAGTTCAGATGCACAAAGAAAGGAACGCTGTATTTTGAAGGCAAGCTGATGAATGACCCAGACTTTTCAGAGATAGCCGTCTACTTGGCTAAAGAATGGAAAGTGGCCGTCAACAATGAAGACTTAAAGATGGGCTTGATGGCCTGCTCTAAGACAATCGATCCATCAGTTATCTATGGAGTTGACGTAAACAAAGAGTTCAAAAAGAAAGTCATCGAATGGCTTCAAGAGCACCCACCATCAGCGCACTACTACAAGATTACGACTGATGCTGTAGCCAAAGATGTAGACCCAAAAGGATTTGAGCACCAAAGGAGGTTGACAGAAATGAAAGTAGCGAGAGTCCTTCGGGAACAAGGGCTCCAAAAGGCAAGAGTCTCATACGAAGGAGAGCGTCGTGTGAGATGGTTCCCAATCGACCAAAAGTAAATAGCAACAAACAAAGCATAGGAGGTGTGTCATTTCACTCACATCACAAGAAATCATCGCCATCACAAAGGCGTTCAACACGAAAGCAGTCTCGCTTGCAAAGCAAGACATCGAAAATAACTCTGAAATCGACGTGAACCTCGTCGTTAAGGTTGCTGGCAAGCTCAAGCGTGCCAAGAAACCAAAGCCAACAAAGGGCACCTCCTCAATCCCGTGGAAGGTTGCTATGGCCTTGTTCGCCAAACGTGCAGGGTTCACCAAGGAGCAGACCGCTAAGGTGCTGCTTGAAACCCTCACAGCCTCTATCGAGGCTGACTCCGACAAGCAGGCTGAACTGCTCAAGGAGTCTGGGGTGGGCGATGCCTTGGCTATGTTGGACCGCGAGGTGTTCTCTAAACTTCCACCTATTCAGCGCGATGGCAACATCACGTTCAAGGTGGATGTCATTGAGGCGATTCGCGAGCCAATGTTGGTGGCTGACCAAGACACTCCATTCCTTGGGGAAGGGGAAGAAGTGGCGAAGTAAGTCACCGGGGTCGCTCCTTAGCGGGGGGGCGGCCCCATTTTTTTAGCAAACAAAAGGATAAAACAATAATGGACAAAGCCGATCAGGTCGAAGACTTTGAGCGTACTGATACGTTCGAGGTTGTTTACAAGATGACCAACATGATGGGCGGACTCAAGAAGGGAAGGCTTGCAAAAACAGCCCGAATATATGGAACAAGTCGATCTCGATTAGACTCGATCCTCAAACGCAAATCGCCTGCGCCAACACTGGACACACTGTCCATTTGGATTGCAAGGCTGTATCGAAAAACCGGAATCAAAGTAGTTCTAACAATCACCCCAGATATGAGGATCTACTACAGTATTCGTAGTGAACGAAATGAAAAAGTGGATGGTGTCGTCTTAAAAAAACAAACCGCCTTGTAGCTCTGGGGAAACCCGGCTACAGGACATAGCCCACAAGGGATTGATCCCCCTTGTTAATGTGGGTTCCTGACTGAGCCCATCGGGAAACCGATGGTGCTCTTTCAGACCCAAATCAGGAGCCTTACATGTGGATACAACACGCGAAAACCGCACCGATAACACAAGCAGCGATGCTTTTAGAATACAAGCGAGGGAATGGACAGTCCATTTTACCTTGTCCTGCTTGCGGGCTTCTCGAACGAGGCTCGAAAGATAAGAAGCGAGGACCGGTTGGTTTCTCGAGAACTGAAATATCTTGGAAGTGCCACAAGTGCGGAGCCAAGGGTGACGTAGTAGACTTTGTCGCCTTTCACTTTTTCCAGCAAAACCTAAAGCACTTGGCTAAAAATGAACAAGCAGTGGTTCGTGATTGGTTTGCAGAGAATGGATACTGCACAGCATCTGGCGTTCCTGCACATGTTTTGCCCGACCCATCCAGCAGGCCAAAGGTCAACGCTCCTACGTTTGAAGGCCCACTACGCCCACCCAAAGATGAACTGAACTTTCTTTGGGAGAACACACAAACATTTGAGTCAGCGATGGAGGCGGCATCTGTTTGGAGTAGCTCTCTTTGTGAGTGGCTCATAGCGAGACGATTTGCACCAAAGGTGCTTGATGATACCGGCTGTGTAAGAGTGCTCCCTCCTCCAGTAGACTTCAACTTTCCAGACTGGTTTCCGCACCAGTGGGCTGGAACGTATCGGATTGCTGCAAAATGTTACGAGCCTGATGGTGAGTTCGCAAGCATACATTGCCGTAGTGTGATGTATTCAAAAGGCCGCAAGCCGTCTGGAAGCAAAACCCGATGGCCTGTAGGATATGATGCCGCTGGCCTGCTTATGGCTAACGACGCTGCAGTTGATATGATGAAGGGCAAACCAAAAGATGATCTTTATGCATTGATGATTTGCGAGGGCATTACGGACTTTATGAGGACATGTGAACAAGCACGTCGAGAGTCTATCAATCTTGCAGTCGTTGCTGGCACATCTGGTAGTTACAAAAACCTAAGCAAAACAAATATCCCCAAACACCTTAAAATATTTATTGCTACAGATACGGATGATTCAGGAGATGAATACGCGGCCATAATCTGCGATCAACTACCAGAGCATAAACTGTACCGCATGCCACTGGAGGCGTAAATAATGGCCGATCTTGATGAAGTCCTCTCCGCTGGAGGAACAACGCTTGAAACCTTAATGCAGAGGGCTGAAAACGAACACTGTATAAATCAACCAGAACAAGCCCCTGAAGAGCAGGAGATACCTGAAAACCAAGGTGATACCAATATCATTGCCTTGTTGGATCAGTATATAGGTAGAGATGGGCAACCAAGCGGCAACGTCAAGAAAAACAAAAACAACTTGTATATTATTCTTAGGCGAGATCGTAGATGGAGAAATAGGATTTGGCTCAACACGTTCACCAACACGTTGAAAATGGATGATCGTGACTACAAGGATTCAGATGACACGCGAATATCACTTTGGGTTTCCAGGGCTTATGGTTTGGAGTTTTCTGAAAACTACGTCAGCCATGTTGTTCAGCTTATTGGTGAAGAGAGGGCTCGTAATCCACTTTTGGAATGGTTGGACACTATGGAGTGGGACGGTATTCCACGGATTCACAACTGGATTACTGAAGCGACAGACTGTGAAAACGATGACCTTAATCGAAAGATGGGAGAAAAGTGGCTCATACAGGCTATCGCAAGAGCCTACAGCCCCGGCTGTAAGGCAGACTGTGTATTGATCCTTGCCGGTGCGCAGGGTGCCGGTAAGAGCACCTTGTTTCGTGAGCTTGCAACCGACAGGTTCTTCGCTGACACTCCGTTAGACATCGGCTCTGCCAACTCCTACAGTCAAATTCAACGGGCATGGATTTACGAAGTTGCGGAGCTTGACTCTGTAAGAAGGTCTGCCAACAGTGCGACTAAGGCATTCTTAAGCGCACAAGAGGACACCTATCGTCCTGCCTATGGTAGACACGCGGTTACCGTGAAAAGACACGTTGTGTTTGCTGGAACAACAAATGAATCTCAATTCATTAACGATATGACTGGGTCTCGACGGTACTGGCCCATTCGGTGCAATGAAGTAGATTTAGAATATGTCAAAGAGCACAGAGACCAGCTTTGGGCCGAAGCGATAGTTGCCTTTCACGCTGGTGATACATGGTGGTTGGATAGAGATATGGACAAAAAACGACACAATGAAAGTCATATTTTCAGACAAGATGACCCATGGATGGGGCCTATTGATTCATTTTTGCGCACACAGGTAGGGGCTGTAACAACGCAAATGATAATGGAAGAGGGCCTTAAGATTGAGCGTGGCCGAATGAACCGTCGCGATGAGATGCGAGTTTCGGACATTTTGGTTGAGCTTGGGTATGAGAAAAAGCGGATGAGAGTAAACGGCACCAGAAAGTATGTCTGGACGAAGCTGGAGATGTTTGAGTTTAAAAATAAGGAAGCATAATGAGTAGATCGATTTCAGTAATAGGAGGTGGCGTTTTTCTGCCACCAGGACACCCAAGTGAAGATCAAGTATTAGAAAAGTTGAAGCTTTATAATCCAGACTACAAAATGGCCTTGGGTCTAAGAGAGAAGGGAAAATATGTCCCAATGCCAGACCAATACATCAATGGCTGTCACAAGATTCCATATGAACACCCATGGGGTGGCGGTATTGCCATTCCCAGAAGAGCAGCGCTCAACACGGACCTCGGCTCAGTATTAGATCATCGTACTAATCCTGAAGCCTGTCAGGTGAATACAGCAGAAGGCTTTGAGCTTCGTGATTATCAAAAGGAAGCTTTACAGAAATGGGATGAGAATGCTCATGGTGAAGGAGTGATTGTCGCTCCATGCGGATCAGGCAAAACGGCCATGGGGCTCACTGCTGTAACTATGCGAAACACAAAAGCCTTGATATTGGTTCACACTAATGATTTAGCTGTACAGTGGATGAATCGTTGTTCAACGATGTTAGATACAGGTGCGACTCAGTATGGTGCGGGTAAGAAGGATGACTCGGGACGGATTGTGGTCGCGACTTTCCAGACTCTCGAACGAATGTCATTTACGGAGCGGTACACTTTCGGGAAGCAGTTCGGACTTTGTATCGTTGATGAAGCACACCACGTTCCAGCACATACGTTTTGTTCCGTCATGTTTTGCATGCCAGCCAAATCCAGACTCGGATTGACGGCAACACCCAACAGGCCAGATGGATTAACCAAGATGCTTTGGTGGCATTTAGGCGAGGCCGTATACGAAATCACGAACTCGCAACTTGCGCGGTCGGGTCATGTCATTCCACCGAGAATCGAGTGGTTGTTTACGTCTTTTGTCGGAAGTAACAAAACGCTGGATTGGTCAAAGCTGATTACCACCATGACTACAGACGAAGACAGAAATGATGTCATACGAAATCGAATCCTGTCGGCATGCAATGAGGATCGCCAAATTTTAGTGCTATCTGATAGGGTAGATCATTGTATTAAAATGGCTGAAGAGCTTTCTCGATGCGGAATAGTTGCGGAACCATTAGTTGGAAAAATGACGAAGAAACAAAGAATAGGGGTTCTCGAGCGTGCGGATAAACGTGAAATCCAAGTCGTTTGCGCTACTACTGTGGCGGATGAAGGTCTCGACCTTCCCTCACTTGATACAGTTGTCCTTACGACTCCGACGAAAGCTCTTGGAAGAATTCAGCAGCGAATTGGAAGAGTCATGCGACCACACCCGCGCAAAAAAGACCCGCTCGTCATTGATTGCGTTGATGATATTGGATCGATGCGCGGACTGGCTCGAAAAAGAAACAAGCTCTACACAAAAATCGGGTGTCAGTAATATGATGTCAGTGCTTGAAAGACTGCCTGTTGGATGGTCCCTCGTTGGCGACGGTGATGCATGGAAGCTGTTTGATGACGAGGGTGATCTTGTGTGTACGGCAAAAGACACAGAACACCTTCATAGGCTTATCAATGTCGAGTTTGCTTTGGCTCAGCAGTTTGCTGCGTTTATGTACGCGACCAACAGTCTCAGCCCAGGAGAGTGTTGACTATTTGCTTTTGAACAAACCGGCCCAGTCTCTTGTCGTGACTTGATTGTCGGTGATGTCCTCAATCGCAACAGCCAACGGCAACGAAGGACAAGATCTGCCAGACTCGAGGTCTCTTAAGTAAGAGACTGAAAGACTTAATCCCCGATCAGCCAAATCAGCGTTGATCCAAAGACAAAAAGCGTGCCTTGTGTTGTATCTATTTTGAGACTCTCGGTACGTTCTTATGTCCATTTGAACTCCAAGCGGACATTTTCTGTCCGGTTCTTTTTTGAAAATATATTAGATTGATGGTGTTGACATCACTTGTCAGCACACTTACCATACACAAGCAGACAGCAAGGTAACAAATGAATACACAATCGCCAACAATAGGAAGCAGCAGCATTTCCTCAATACTGGGTCTTTCACCTTGGTCGAGCCCCTGGGATGTCTGGGCAAGAATGCATGGACTTACAGAGTCCTCTTCTACTGCAGCAA